GAAGACCTTAAAGGTGGTTTAAAAGACACAGTAAAAGCAATATCAGAAGAGCTCGAACTAAAACCAGCACTAATCAACAAAGCAATATCTGTGGCACACAGAGGCAACTATCAAAACATTGCCGATGACATGGACACACTTGAAAGCATACTGAACACAGCCGGCAAATTATAGTGTATAAAGTACTCAAAGAATTTTGGGTAGAAAGTTATATCACAGATAGACTTGCATTTTATTTGGAAGTATTCTCTGTTACTGTGACCATTTGGGGATCAGCACTATTAACTTTTACTTCCCCTGGGCCTGACATGCAATGGATTTTTCCGTTGTATCTTTTAGGTTCAACCACACTGGCCGTTGCGGCATATCGTAGAAGAATTATTTGGACTTGCTTTTTGGCATCATGGTTTACTATAATGAATGTAATAGGAAACATAAGAGTATTTTTTTAAATGAGTTACATAGACGCACTATACAAAAAAGACGAAGACAGGATATACGTCGTAGAACGTGATCCCAAGAAGGGTCGTGTGTTCGTAGAATACGATGCACGTTACGTTTTCTACTATCCAGATGCGAGGGGCAAACACAGAAGCATGACCGGGGAACCATTGCAGAGAGTGGTGTGTCAGACAAACAAGGAATTCATTAAGGAGCAGAGGATTAGGTCCAACAAGCAACTTTATGAACAAGATATCAATCCAGTGTTCAGATGCCTTGAGGAGAACTACCTAGGCAAGGAGACTCCCAAGTTGAACACCATGTTCTTTGATATCGAAGTTGACTTTGACCCTGAGAGGGGTTACTCAACGACAGATGATCCGTTCATGCCCATAACTGCCATAAGTTGTTATATGAGCTGGACGGATCAACTGGTCACCCTTGCGGTGCCTCCAAAGACAATCAGTATGCAAGATGCAAAAGTCTTGACAGAGAGATTTTCAAATACGATGTTGTTCGAGAAAGAGAAAGACATGCTGGACGCATTCTTACAACTAGTGGAAGACGCAGACATACTGTCAGGATGGAACAGTGAGGGATATGATATTCCATACACAGTTGGTAGGATACAGAAAGTGCTGAGTGGTGATGACACAAGGAGATTGTGCTTCTGGGGTCAAAAACCCAAGAAAAGAGTGTTTGAAAAATACGGCAGGGAACAGTTGAGTTTTGATCTGATCGGTCGGGTACACTTGGACTTGCTAGAACTTTATAGGAAATACACATACGAGGAGAGACACAGTTTCAGACTTGATGCGATAGGAGAGCATGAGCTGGGTGAGAAGAAAACTGTATACGAGGGTTCCTTAGACAACCTGTACAAAAACGATTTTGGATTGTTCATAGAATACAACAGGCAAGATACTGCACTGTTGGCCAAACTCGAAAAGAAATTGAAGTTCATAGAACTTGCCAACGAGATTGCACACCAGAATACCGTGCTACTACAAACAACAATGGGTGCTGTCGCGGTAACAGAACAGGCCATAGTGAATGAGACGCACAGACGTGGCATGATTGTGCCTGGCAGGAAATACAAGAAGGATGGTGAAGAGAACCAACCGGCGGCAGGTGCATACGTGGCAACTCCGCAAAAAGGAATACATGACTGGATAGGATCCATCGACATCAACTCACTGTACCCAAGTGTGATTAGGGCACTGAACATGGGACCTGAGACAATCGTGGGACAGATCAGACCTGTGATAACTTCAGCAGAGATCAACAGAGCCAAACACGCCAAGAAGTCATTTGCGGCGGCTTGGGATAGCCAGTTCGGCAGTTGGGAGTACCAAGCAGTGATGAACAAGGAAAAAGGCACAGAGATAATTGTGGACTGGGAGGACAAGACCAGTGTGCGTATGAGTGCGGCACAACTTTATGAAATAGTATTCGACGGCAACAACAAATGGATGTTGAGTGCCAATGGTACAATATTCACATACGAGTATGAAGCGATCATTCCAGGATTATTGAAACGTTGGTATGCAGAGAGACAGGAGATGCAACAAAAGATGCGTGACTGCGGAGACAACGAGATTGAAAGAGAGTACTGGGACAAGAGACAACTTGTGAAAAAAATTAATCTGAACAGTCTCTATGGTGCTATCCTGAACCCGGGGTGTAGATTCTTTGACATAAGAATTGGACAATCAGTTACACTATCTGGCAGATGTATAACAAAACACATGGGATCCAAAGTAAATGAAATTGTCGCAGGCAAATATGATCATAAAGGTGAGAGTGTTGTGTACGGAGACACTGACTCTGTATATTTTTCAGCATTCAAGACACTACAAAAAGAAATAAACGAAGGACTAATTCCATGGACCAAAGAAAGTGTAATTGGACTATATGATAAAATCGCAGAGGAAGTAAACGGCTCATTCAAATCATTTATGACTAAGGCATTTCATACTCCAACTACAAGAGGTGATGTAATCAAAGCAGGTAGAGAACTTGTGGCATCAAAAGGTTTGTTCATTACAAAGAAAAGATATGCTGTATTGTACTATGATATAGAAGGCAACAGAACAGACACCGAAGGCAAAGACGGCAAGATGAAGGCAATGGGTCTAGATCTTAAAAGATCTGACACTCCGGTATTTGTGCAAGACTTTTTGAGCGAAATATTATACATGGTACTACAAGGCAAAGACGAGAAAGATGTATTAGATAGGATCAGCGAATTTAGAGCAGAATTCAAAGCAAGACCAGGTTGGGAGAAAGGCTCTCCAAAGAGAGCAAACAACATGACCAAGTATACAGCGGCCGAAGAAGCCAAAGGCAAAGCCAACATGCCAGGTCACGTCAGGGCAAGTATGAACTGGAACAGATGCCGAGATATGTACGGTGACAAATATAGTATGCCGATTACAGATGGTGCAAAAGTAATTGTATGTAAACTCAAAAGTAATCCCTTAGGTTATACAAGCATAGCATATCCGGTAGACGAAATGCGTATACCTGACTGGTTCAAGGAACTACCATTTGATTCTGAAGCAATGGAAGCCACTATATTAGACCAAAAACTTGACAATCTTATAGGTGTGTTGGGGTGGGACGTGCAAAGTACTGAAACCAGTAATACATTTAACAAGTTGTTCGAATTCTAAATACTATTATGTTAAGCATTGAAGAAATCAAATTACTAATAGAAAAACTAGAAAAAGTAAAAAAAAAAGATTTAGAAAAACTTTTAGATGATAATCTTAAAATCCTCAAAGATATCGAATTAGCCGTTGATGCCAATAACGGTGAAATGATTGACAGGTTAGATAAAACACTTGATTGGTACAGAAAAGATCTCGAAATGAAAAAAGAAAAACCAAATGTAGACCACGGCTTGTACAACATGATTCAGACTAAAATTTTTCAATTTGCAAGAACAAACATCTACAATAGCCTAGAAATTGGGCCAGGAAATGGTATGTTTTCTAAAGACTTTAGAGCCTGGAGGAGTAATTTTTATCTGGATGTCCTTGGGGAAGTAGAAAACAAAATAAGAAGACGCTTTCCTCCACTACATCAAAAACATCTTAGATTTTATACAACCGACAAAACGTCATGTGATATGGTGCCAAAAGAATCTTGCAATTTTGTTTTTAGTTGGGACACATTTGTATTTTTCCAAAAACAGCACATTAAGGACTATCTAAAGTCTATTAAGAATGTTTTAATCGAAGGTGGATATTGTTTCATACAATATGCTGACTGTCATTATGATGCTGACCTTGAATATGCAAAACGTGGTTATTGGAATTATAATACCAAAACTATCATGCAAAAAATCTTAAAGAAGCAACGTTGGGAAATAATAGAAATGGGTATGTTCCGTCCTGGAGCCAACTATGCAATTTTCCGTAAACCTGGTAAATTAAATCCAGTTGTGTACAAAAGTTCTGAAATAACACTAGACTAAGACCTAAATATCATATACAATTAGAACATTATGATAGACATCTTAAAAGACATCGTTAAACATACGCATGGACTGGGATTCTTGGATCTTGT